CTACGAGTTTGTTTTGCAATAACGTTAGCATCACGTTCGACTTGGAAAATCAAACCTTTGAAACGCTCAACTGACCAACGACCGTTAGAGTCTGTATCTAAGTCAAAATAACCAGGAGTAACTGTACCGTATTGTGCACCTTTTACAGCAGACAAATAAATTGTACGAATAACTTCACGGTTAATTTCAGCTAAAATTTCTGTAGACAGAATATTTGACAATTCTGTTTCTGCATCAAGACCGTGAATTGCTTTTAAGTCTTGTGCGAGTTCTAAAGAGTACTCAGCTTTCAATGCTCTAGATTGTGCTGTAACAGTAACTTTCTCGATTGAGAATGCCATTTGCTGGAATGCATTACCTACATCTGAACCTAATGCTTCAGCAATAGCTGTTTGCATACCGATACCAGTTGTGAAATTATTAGAACCGGCAACGTTAGCGCCAGACCAATAGTTCGTAGAAGTATCAGAACCTGTGTTACCAGAGAATCCGTATTCGTTGTATGGGCCGAACGCAGAGTTGTTACCAGAGAACTGTGTATTAGCTTCGTTATAGAAGGCTTCTGCACCGCCCTGTGATGGACCTGTTGCGCCTGGAGCATAACGAGCACGCATTGCAAAAATCAAACCTGTTGGACCTGTCATTGGTTGAACACCAGCAACATCATACGCAATCAAGTTTGGTAATGAACGGCGAACCAAGCTGATTAAGATTGGGTCAAAGTTCTGTACACCACCAGTAACGTTTGTTGGTCCGTAGTCTGAAGTTTCATTCAAAGACTGACGATCCTTTTGCATTGCTTGGTGTTGATTCTCAAGAATAACAGAAGTAACTGCTTTCTTGTATGGATCTTTAATTGACTCTAACTCTGGATGCTCCAGAATTGGTTGCCATTTCCTTTGTAGTTCTTCGGATAGATACATTAGTTGTTCTCCTTATTAGTATCTTGTATTGGTAATTTATTTATTATTTTACCAAAGTTTGTGAAATAGTTCTTGCGTATTGATTGATTGAATCGTCGGTTGAAACTTTTGATTTCTTTTCTTCTTCAATCTCAATACCTTCGTTCAGCATTGAACTTTCCGCAACTTTAACATCGGATCTGAAATACGATTCTTTCAAAACGTCTAGTTTTGCGGTAAATTCTTCATCAGTAGTAAATTCCACATTCTCTGCGAGTGTTTTCAATCGTTCTACTTGAGTCTGAGTTAGGCCTTCACAAGCTGTGTGTATAGCCTCAATTTTAACTTGTTCTGACAATGCTCTTTTTAAAGCAACGGCAGTCTTAATTTCTTCGTCTAGCGCTTCTTCAAGTTCTTCAACTCGTGAAGTTAATTCTTCAACAACTTGAACTTGTTCTTCTGGAATATCAATATTGTGCTCTAAAAATACATCACGTAGGCTAGAGATAAAGTCTTCTGCAATTTCTGCACGTAGACCGGATACTATTGCCAATTCGTTTTGTTGCATGTATTGTTCTGCAAAGTAGTCAATATATTGGTCTAATTTATCAGCAAGTTCTTCTTTAATTTGCTCAATACCAGCTTCGTATTGTTCTACCAATTCAGATTCAACTTGTTCGATAATTTGCTCGATGCGTGACGTTATAGCGGCTTCAAAAATTGTTGTAGCCTTTAATTTAAATTCTTCAGATAATGATTCGCCTTCTAATAAAGCATTTACATCATCAGTCATATCAATACCTTCACCATAGGACTGAAATGTTGCCCCAGGATTTGACATGAACGTATTTTTTGGGAATGTAGTTTTTACACGGTCACGAATTTTTTCGTATTGGTCGCCGTTCATTTGTGTCGGATGCATAACATCTTTGCGTCCCATAGTTTGTTGTGGCTGACCTTTTGGTGACGTATATCCTACACCATCTTTTTCTGAACCTACAGGAGGTGTTGCTCCTGGTGGTGTTGCCGATGGAGTACCTTTTAGATAATCAGGTAATTCACCGTCATCATCTTTAGTTGGGCTTTGACCGATAATACCCGCATCGTTTGTGCCGTATGCAGTTTTAGATTGAAGTCTATCTTGACCGACTTCACCTTTTGGGTGTTTGTCTTGGCTTCTTTGCGCCATTTTTTGTTTTACGATGCCATCTAAAGTCTCTTTTGATCCTTCGTTAAGAATGGCTTGAGCGGCTTCTGACAGATTGAATGTTCCCATTTTGTAAATCTCCTATGATTCGTATTGGTATATTTATATTTTAAAGTTTTTTGATGAAGTTTTCAAAGATTTTTAAGCCAACTGCTTCAATTTCTCTAGGTGTAGCTTGACGAATCATTTTCTTAGATTCTTCTAATTGACGTTCTGTCCATACACCATCTACTAACATCCACTCTTTGCCTTCCATTATACCTTGCACAAAAGCACCAGGTGCTGATGGATCAGCTACAATATCTGCCGCTGTGGCTAGATAAAAATCGTCTTGAACAATGTTGACTCCATTAACATTCTTCAATGAACCCATACCACGAGATGAAACTCCTAATTGACCACCACCTTCAATAAGGTTTCTGGCAATTTGTCCCATTGGGGTATCAAGTATTTTTGCTCTTCCAATAAACTGATGACCATCTTCTTTGAGTGAAGTAATGATGTGTGATACACGGTCTAAGTTAATGGAAGGTGTGTCTGGATGACCTAATTCACCGTATGCACGGTTCTTATTAATGTATTCTTCAGAATAACGTTTAACTTCTTTAAGCATTGTACCATGTTCGTACAATCTTTTGTTTTTATTTTCTCGCTCTGTAACCAAGAAAGGTCCTTCGATGAATAGAGTTTTCTTTCCATCCTTTTCTTCGGTAATATATTGTACCGATTCTGTAATTTCTTTTATTAATTTCATGGTGTTGTCTTATATACCCCGTAGTTAAATGAAGCCGGATCATCAAACTGTCCACGTTGATAATATATATTATCTTTACGTAATTCCAGTACAACACTATATCCATCGTTTGCCGACATACCGTGAGTCACGATTCCAATATTACCATTACAATTTGATTGATTATATGCATTGTTGGGAATTGTTACCCAATTTCCCATTGCATCATATTCATGCCCACCGGTCATATAGAAAATGGTTTGTGCGGTGTCTGAAGACCATACAAGTTGTACATTTCCAGTGCCGCTTACATCATACCAAACACGATTGATAAGTAATCCATAAAACGGTAAAGATGTTCCACCTGCTGATAGTGAAGTTCCAGCAGTGTTCAATGCGCCATAGAGTGTATTTGCTTGAATCCTACTAAGATTTGATTCTTGTCCACTTGAACCATCAAATTGACCCGTCAATTTAATTATTGTGTGTGTTACAGAATCTTTAATTATTTGATATGTATATTGATTTGCCATTTGTTACCTTATTTTATATGTGTGAATGCAAAACCAACAACTTTTTTAAATTGTTCTTTGCTCTCATCAACCATTCTATATATTTTTAAACGATTTGTTGCATCTAATGACTCATGCAATCTCAATACTTTTTTTGCAGTTGAGGTGTTAACCATCATCGTTTTACCGTCCTCAAAAATAATTGCATTTGCTCTGTTACTTTCTACTATATCTTGAAGATATTCTAAATTGTTGCCTTTTACATATTCTTCTATGTGAACATCTGAATATGGTATTGTTACATATTTATTAATCTTATTGGCATAGTACAAAGCAACTTTTTCACCGTTAGGTAGTTTGCGAATAGATTTTCTTTGTAGAGTCAAAATAGAAGGTAAATCAGTTTTGGTAGGTGAAACTTCTTTACCTTGTGGGGCTTCCAAAAGAGAGTCTTCCGAGAACGTTTCCGTCTCGGTGTTTTCATTAACAATAAACTCTCTTACCGATTTCATTAGATTTCGAAACCGTGTGATGGCTGAACAACTGCTTTAACGTAACCTTGTGGGCAGTGATGAGTACATGTATGACCACGTTCAGCTAAATCATAGCAACATTTTTCGGCCTCGTGGTGAGATTCAAAGGCGTGACTATGTACACCATCAGATTCTAAACCAATCGTTTTATTAACACCATTTACTTTTGCCGTTTTTGGTCGAACTGAATTAACTATGTGATATCCTGTACCTTTGCGGTCTTTGTCCATTCTCCATGGGTGCTCTTCTTTACTGGCTTCATTAATAGAATTTGTTGGTACAAAAACTTCAACGCCTTCCGGTATGTTTACATATTCTTCATCTTCATATTCTTCATCTTCTTCAACTTCTTCTTGTTGAGTAATAAAGTTCGATGCAATTTCTGCTTTTTTTGCTTCAATGTGTGCCATCACACGATCTTGAATTGCAGAATATAATGCATCTCTTACACCAAGAGAATCATCTTCCATCGTGTAATCTATAATTGCTTTGCTAGACATTTAAGTTCTCCTATAAAATTCTTTTTAATCTTTCGAACGTATTAGGTTCTTCAGCTTCTTCTTTTTTGACCGAGGTTTTCGGTTTTAATTTAGCTAATTGAACTTTATTATCAAAGTCTTTTTTAGCCATATCTTGTTGATGTTCTAAATCCGTTGGGTGAATTGGCTGTTGTGGTACGGTACTCATCATTGCTTGTTGAGCAACATCGTTCGTAACGGCAACCGGTAATCCAAGTCCAGCTTCTTTTTCTTTCTCGATCTCTGTTTGCATAACTTTAATTTCATTGTTATCCAAACGTAAGACTTTTCTTTGAATCCATGCTTGAGAAAAATATCTACCAGTATATGGGTCTACTTCTTGTAACAATGAAAGTCTTTCTTTTAATAACTCTGCATCTTTTAATTCTGAAAAATTGTTATCAGTAATAAAGTCATAATGGATGTTTTCTTTAAAAATTTTCCATTCTTCTTCATTACAGATACCTTTGAGTACACATTGAACTCTCAATGCTTGATCAAAGATTTCAGCAAACTTTTGACGCATACGGTCAACAAATTTTGCAAACTTTAATTCGTCTCTTGTAATCTCATTTGTGCGCCCTAGTGAAAAACCTGAAGTCTCAGGATTTAAACGAGAAACTGGCACACACAATGCTTTATATAGCTTCTTTTCAAAGTACTTAACATCTTCTAGCTCACCCAAATTTTGTCCACCAGGTAA